AGGGTCAAGATGTTTGCGTTCGGGAGTTGGATCTGATCCTGAGAATTGAAAGTGAACTGAGTTGCACCTTCGACTACAGTACTTTCACCATTGGTCTCCGACGCGACGCCTTTAATAAACAGTGGGAACTCCTCTGTAATTGGAGCTTCCACCGCGATCGTGACCACCGCGACGGATAAGAGATATACCCATACGCCGCCTTGGGTATCGCGTTCGACAAACTTCTCGCGAATCAGGTAGGTTTTTTTGGCTCCGAGGACGCAATAACCTATCAGCGCGGCGCGGATCGTTTCCAGGATGGCGTATGCTCCGGGGGAGGCCGCTCCCGGAGGTCCACCTACTGCCCACCCCAGGTCGCGGACCAGAACAGTTATATCGAACTCCATCTTTCGTTCCTGGATGATCGATCCGGTATCCAACACCGGTCCGTAGTCGGAACCGCGATATACGACCAGCGCCGCGCCGATTCTATGAGTTAGACGATAATTCTTCGGCGCATCAGGAAAGTGCACGATCTCGATCGAAGCCACGACTGACCGCAAGCGCGCGACGATAGCCGCCTCGATGGTAGCTATGTCAATAGGTGTAGGCGGCGAGAATTGCTGGCCTACCCACGGCACATCGAGAACTACTCCCATCCTAGAAGCCTCTCATCCGTTTGCGGCTGAATACGCGCCTAGGTCCGCCGGCTTGTTCGGTGTCCTGTCCGAGCGCAGCCTCATGACCGTCCACGCCCAAGCCGAGCCCTATTTCACCCTTAGCTACACGCGTCAGCACCGCGATCGCATCGTCATAGCGTTGGCGTGCATCTGCCAGGTCATGAATGGGCCGCAACGCCTGAAGCCGATAGACAGCTATGTCGCATGCCATTCGATCCAGCACCGCCGGCACATCGGTCAGCGGCAGCGCGAAGCGTTCGGCGAGGTATCCATCGATTTCCGCCGAAGCATCATCAAGCGCCTGCTGCAGCACCGTCGAATTGATCGTCGTAACCGTAGGATCCTCGTTGGTAAGCTGCACCAGGTCCCGATTCGGGTAGCGATTGATGATGTCCTGCGGCGTCGCGTAGCTCATGACATCCGTTCCTTAGGCCAGATACTCGCTGACGATAAGGTCCGCACTGTTACGCCAGATGTTGGTCGTCGAGACGCTCGAGCTGGCGCCGGTTCCCGCCATGAATTCGGAATTGAGGAGTTGACGGCCTACTTCTTCCAATGCCGGAGGCACCAGAAGATAAATACCTTTGCCGCCGGCCAGCGTGCCGAAGGGTAAGCCTCCGTCAGTCTTCATCGATCGCATAGCAGTGCGAGCCGCGCCATAGTTAGCAGGGTTCGATAGGTCCTGGTTACTCGCATAGGCGAGCTGCCATAGACCGACACCGGTGTTAGCCCGGCCATCGACGCCGTAGCGGAACTCGCGCCGGTTGAAAACCGCCTCATCGGTGATGGAACTCATCCGCGTCACCGCATACTCGCGCCGAAGCTGGAAGATGAAGGGTCGAATTGCGCGCGATGCATCGATAATGAACCAGTACGCACCGGAACCGGAGCTATTGATGTTCGATGACGTAGAATCTGTATCGGCACGTCCCAGCGGACCTACCGGATGCGTTGCGGAAAAAAACGGCTGGCCGTCATAGCCGACGACACTCGAAGGAGTCGTCACCGAGTTCTTGATCATCTGGAACAGCAGCATGTCCGGATGAACCTTGGTGTCCCATCCGAGCTGCTCGATGATCGGCTCATAGACGCCGTAGGTGTCATCTTCGATGTCGTTGCGATCGATCGAAATGGTATCTTCGAAGTTGCGATTCGCGATGGTATAGGAGTGCGCCTCGAGCGCCTGGACAACGCGATCGCCGAGCCATTCGCGAAACTTGGTCGTACGTCCGAGCCATGGATAGGTGCTCACGCGGCTCGAAGAACGCACCACCGAGCAGATCGACTCATAGTATGAAGGCGGCTTTTCGAATCCGCGCTGAAAGACGACATCGAAGCCGGTGAAAAGTGCGGATAAATTTTGCGCAGAGACTTCCATCTTGTTACTGCTCCTTGATGCTAACTAAGTCGTCCTAGGCAGCCGGCGTCGCCTGGTTCCAGAAATTGACCCATACTTCGCCCGACGCATCGATCGCGACTACTTCGCCCGCGACCGCATACTGCTGCACCCCCGCGCCGGAGGCGCGATCGGTCGCCGTCACGTTGTTGTCATCGAGCGCGAAGCACGGGCTGCCGATAGCCGCCGCGGTGATCGAGTTGTCCTGCGCATACATGAAGACGCCCTTGCGCACCGCGATCTGGATCGCGCCGGCCGCGCCCGGATTGTTCACCGCGTTCTGCGCCGGAGTGCCATTGACCACGTACTCGGCGCGTCCGATCACCTTCAGTGCGTTGGCCGTGGTAGTCGTGGCCGAGGCCGGAACCGCGTTGCCGTTGGTGTTAACCGCGACCATGCCGCCAAGAAAGATTGTCGTGTTCGCTTCCACGTTGAGAACGCGGATGCGTCCGCCGTCGGCCACTTCCGGCGTATTTCGTGAGCTTGTCAGTGCCGCCATCTTGTCACCTTGCCGCTTCGATTAGAGTTAGAGATTGGGATCCGCATCCTTGTTGAGGCGCAGAAAATCGGCGCCCCCGTTCTTGCGCTTGACGAAGTCCTTCGCGGTGACGCCGAGCAGGCTGCAGATCGCGATTTCGGTTGCGCTCAGCATCCGGTCCGCATGCGATCGCGAGAGCGCCGCGCGAGGATCGCCGCTTAGGTTCAGCTCGCCGGGAAGGACCACCGGCTGGCGCGCCGCGAAGCTCTCGAAGCCCTCGGGATCCGCCGCGCAGTATGCGATCGCCCATTCGCGATGCGCCGGGATCAGCTTGCCGCTGCGAATTGCGGTATCGACCGCGTGCTCGGCGCGCTCGCGGGCGCGTTCCATCTTGAGCGCGTTGAGCTCGGTGAGCGCTTGCTGGAATTGCGCCACATCGACATAGCGCGCCGCATCGATACTTCCCGCGCGATGCGCGGCCGCGGCATCGCGGTCGCCCGCGAAACCCGCGCGTATCGACTGCATAATGTCCTCGGTCGTCGCATCGGCGGGAAGCCCGAGCACCTCGCGCAACGCTTGCAGAAATTCGTCCATCTTGTTGTCCTCATCTCCGGCTGCGGAAATTGCGGTCAGATAAAGATTTGGATTGTTGGTCAGTCCGGCGCGCAGCAGGCGCGTGATCGTTCCGCTGCTCGGCGCAAACTGAAACACCGGCGAGAGATAGCGATACTCATGCGCACGGATCGCGTTCGCCGCTCGCGTAGTCCATTCCACGCGCCCCCAAAGAGCGCCGTCGCGGATTGCGAATTCGGTGATCCATCCCGCCGCCGGCGCGGGATTGCCATTCGGTGCTGCGAAATCGGTCGCGTGGTCGTAGTCGATCGGGATGCCCGCCTTCATGCGCAGGGCATTGGTCGCCGCGATGACCGCCATCGGATCCGATAGTACATAGGGCCCGCGCCCGTCGCGGCCGTGAAAGCTACCCGCGGGAATGAGCTGGACCCACTGCGGCGGCGCGCTCGCGCCCTCGACGCCGAAGGCTGGCGCGCCGGCGGTCTCGACACGGCCCAGCCCGTAAACCTTGCGTGGACACTCGCTCCGGTCGCCGCCGACGCGCGTATGAGAAGTAATCATCATCGCGGCGGATTGTGCCGCGAAATCGCGCTTTCAATAAGGCTGAACTAGTTCAGCCACGACTTCTGCTACGGAGAGAAAAAGAATATGCCTAAATGTCGGTCCCTGATGAACATCCGGTCAGCGAGGTCCAGAGAGACGGCCGCTTTCCTTGAGTTCTCTCCCTCGCAAGAGATTACGGTGAGGGCGACCGTTCACCTTGACGATATCGCCTCTTCTCCGTTCCCCCTTCCCCTTCAGGGGAAGGGGGCCAGGGGGTTAGGTTGTTTTCGAGGCGCGCCGCGCTTGCTAGATTTTCTCCAGACGTAACCTCATCGGGGGCGAAGGAGATTTCCTCATCATGTCCTGGACCGAACGATTCTCACTCATCTTCGTGACTGCGGTTTTCTCTCTGATCGGCGGAGCTTTCGCGGAACATTTCTGGCCCGGCGCCGTGCCGCAGCTCCGCGCAGCCTCGGTCGCGAAAGATGTCACCGCGCATAAATTCACCCTCCTCGATGGTGACGGCACCACCCGCGCGATGCTCGACGTCACCAGTCGCGGGGTCGCCGAACTGCGGCTGCTCGACGATACCGGCAAGCTGCGCGCCGGACTCGGCGTCGCGCGCGAAGGCGCCCCCGCGCTCGGCCTCTATGACTCCAGCGGCAAGACCCGCGCCGAGGTCAGTCTCTCACGCGGCGTCGCCCGCATGCGCCTCTTCGACGACAAGGGCGCGCCTCGGATGGGGATGGCGGTCAATGACAACGGCGCCTCCAACATCGCACTGGTGGACGACAAGGGGATGCCGCGCGCAGCGATGGAAACCACCGACGCGGGAGAATCCACCATTCGTCTTTCCGACAGCGCCCAACCGCGCATCGGACTGAGCGTCATCCAGGGCGGCACCGCGGGCATCGCGCTGCTCGGCGGCGGCATCACGCACGCCGCGCTGTCGCTCGATCAATCGAATCGCGCGGGCCTGTTCATCTATGGCGCGGACGGCAAGCTCGCCGCCAGCGTGCCCTAGGGATGATGGCCGCTTTCCCATAGTTCTCTCCCACTGGGAGAGATTACAGTGAGGGCGTCTTCTGATTTAGCGGGCGGCTCGCCGCCCGCTTTGACCCCGCCGCCTGCGCTTACCTTTTTCATTCTGAGCGAGGCTTCTGAGTTAAAGAGCGCAACACACGACTTAATATTCCGGAGCTGTCGTTGACTTCCCAAGCAAGACATTGAAACTACTTTCCAGTTCCCTTAGCCGAGATGCTCGTTCAAGGTCGCCGCGCGCTCTAGGGCTTCGCTCGCTTTGTCGGCCATCGTTGCCGCGGCGTACCCGCGCGCGGCGGCTTTGTAAGCGGCGATCGCGAGCTCTACGTTTCTTCCTTTACCAAGCTGCACATACGTACGCGCAAGATTGTACTGTGTCTCGGCAAATTCCTGCGGACGCTCGTTCTCTGTGCGCACCTCCAACCCGGACGCGAAACAATTAATCGCGCGCTTCAGATTATCTGCCGAACCACCGAGAAGGGGATTACTGTAAATCGTGCCAAGGTTGTGCTGTGTCGTCGCGAACTCCACCGGAATCAAGGGTGCCTCGTAGATCCGCAGAGCAGCCTGAGAGCAGGCGATCGCGCGCTTCAGGTTCTCTATCTCGTCTCCGTCTCTTAGATCGGCATAGGCAGCACCAAGGTCGCGCTGCGTTTCTCCCCATTCGAGTCGGAACTCGGGCTCTATAGACCGCCGCAGTGCATCCTCTGGGTCCGTATAGATTCGCAGGGCATGCTCATAGCAGCTGATTGCGTCCTTCAAATTTTCCGTCCGAACGCCGGTCACTCGCGCGCGGTAGACATCGCCCAGCGCCTTCTGCGTCATTGCCCAGTCGCGCGGGAAGTCCTGCTCCGTTCGCACTTCCAGAGCCGCCTTAAAATATCCGATCGCGGCCTCGAGATTTTCTTTCGGTTCACCAGTCGGAAGCTTGCTACAGGCGATACCGACGTTGTACTGCGTCTTCGCCCAGGCTAATGGAGAGTCGCGCTTGGTTCGGACGCTCAGTGCCGCCTTGTAGAACTCGATCGCGCGCTTGAGGTTCTCACCCTTATCGCCCTCCGAAAGATCTGCATAGGCAGTGCCCAGATTGTTCTGGGTCATCGCCCATTTGTCCGGAGAATCGCTCTTCGCATAAACTCGAAGGGCATTCTCGTAGCACCGGATCGCTCGCACCAGATTAGCGTTCCGATTTCCCGTTAGAAGGTCGCAGTAGGCATTGCCAAGGTTGTTCTTCGTCATCGCCCATATTTGCGAGCCTTCGGTGCATACGCTCAGCGCCTCAAGGTAATAGCTGATCGCGCGCTCTACATTCTCTCCCCAATCACCGGGAAACTGGCTATAAGCATTTCCGAGGAGGTTCTGTGTTGCTGCGATTTTTTGCGGGTCGTCCAACAGCTTTGCGGCCGAAAGTGCTTGTTCGCTAATCGTTTTCTGCTGTTCAAATCTTCCACGGAGGGACAAGTAGTTGGCCAAGTGTGTGGCATATTCGATCACCCAATCGTGCTCTTTGAACTCGCGGCTAGTCTCAAGTCCCGCTATGATATTCTCATATTCGGCTGTGATACGGGCGAAGCCTAACGCTTGATCATTCTTCTTCAGCCGATCCCTCTCTTGCGTCAGAATCTTCAGAAAGTATGTGGCATGGCGTCGCTTGAGTTTAGCGGGCTCTCCAATCTCCTCTCCAAGCTTCTTGGCCGCACATTTGCGGACAGTCTCAAGCATCTTGAAGCGGCTAGCGTTCTGCACCTCTTCTCGGACAAGCAACGAATATTTGTGTAACAGGCGAAGCTGCTCGTCCGCATCCGCTATTCGACAGACCTCATCGACATCCCTGCTGAAGAACCCACCGGCAAAGACTGAAAGCTTGGGAAACAAATCCTGCGTGGGCCGAGGAAGCAAATTCAAGGACCACTCAATTGTAGCAGTAATGCTAGCGTGGCGATCCTCAGCCGCCACACCTTGGTTCTTCAAAAACTCGATGTGCTTTTGTCGGTTAGATACAATTTCACTTGGTGAGTACTGACCCATTCGAGCTGCTACCAGCTCGATCGCAAGGGGTATCCCTTCGGTCAAGAACAATATCTCTTTGATAGGTTCTACATTTGCTTCGGTCACGTCCCAACTCTTGTTCTCCTTTGCGGCTCGTACTCTGTCCCGGAAAAGCTGGAAACAGTCGAACCCCGCCAAACCCGCAGATATCGCCGCGCCGTTTTTTCTTGGTATCTCCATTGGGCGAATTCCATGACTCTCTTCAGCGGGTACGAGAAGACGGATTTGAGATGTCACCAGGAGGTGTAACTCGGGGCATTCCCTCATCAGCCGAGCCACAAAGGGTGCACCATTTGTAACAGTTTCGAAATTGTCCAATACGATCA